GACGCAGCCGGGTTTGAGCGCCCTCCAGAACTCCGACCACTGGGGCTTGTTCTTCAGCTTGGCCGCTTCGTCCAGGATCGCAAAGGTCCGGGCATGAACGCCCCTGAAGGCGACGCCTTTGTCGCCGGCCGGCTTGAAGTCTATCTTGAAGCCGTTGGTGTAATAGAAGGCATGATGCGGATGCTTTTTCCATCCGTCCTTGTGCCGTTTGTGCCAGCGTGCGGAAGCGAGATCAGGGTTCCATGTGCATTGATCGTCCATGGCTTCGATGATCTCTTCCAGATGGGACTGCAAGGGCGCTCCCACAAGGCCGGAGCCGTTTCGGACCGTGTATGCCTTGTGGGAACAATAGGCGACAATCTCACGGGTTTTACCGACCTCGGCGCCATCCTTGTGTATTGTGTGGCTGGGGTATCGAAGGGATGGTTCCTGATATTTAAAAAGATTGTAGGGGTCCTTATGGTCAGGGTCCTCGGGCTCTCTCAGGAAGCACTGCACCCAGAGGAGCGGATCGGCCCCTATGCAGGCAAGCTGAAAATTTCCTATCGATGTAAAAGGGGCGGGGAATTCTTTCCGGCCTATTTGATGAAAGGTCCAGTCCCAGGCTTCGAGCCAGACCTCGAAGATCTCGCGGGGGAGCCGGATGCCTTTATCGAGCTCGTGAAGGCGGATGGGTTCGGGCTTTTCAACTACCGGCATGGGGCAAAGGGCAGAGAGCTAAGAGCAAAAGACAAAAAAGATTTCCCGACAAATCCGGGACAGGCCGGACCCTCCACACAAACGGCGGGCAAGCAAGCCGGAATGACAGAGTTTGCACGCTATGCGTCTTCTTCATCCTCTGTGCTTTCTGTCACACCGAAGCCGCTGAAGATGTCGGCAAGGGTCTGGGCCTTTTTCTTCTCGACTTTGTTCTTTGCTATCGATTGGGGCGTGATCATGAGCTCGCCGGGGGTGATGTTCAGGGAATCGACGAGTTTCGCCAGGGAAAGAAGGGAAGGATGCGGAACGACCTCGTAGCCGAGATATGCTCCGTTCTTGTCGTGCTTCTCCTTCTTAAGGATCGTACCGTCGCGCTGGATGTCCTCGACGAGGAGATGAACCGTATGGATGTGCTGGGCCAGGGTGAAGGCTGCCAGTTCGTTGAACTCGGAATAATTCTTGTTCTGAACGGCCTCGCAGATCGCGGAGTAGAATTGCACGACTGCCGCTTTGTCGAGGCACTGCCCGCCCGGCTGGGTTGTTCCGTCTTCCACCAGCTCACACGGGTACTGAGAGCAGGTGGAAAGACACGGCTTGATCTTGTTCATGACGAAGTTTTGAGCGAACAGGCCGTGCTTCCATGCGTTTTTCGAGCTATTCTTCTTCCCCTCTTCTGTCTTCGGACCCGTGCTTTTCTGTGCGTTTTTCTGCCGGGCAGCGATGGCCTTCTCGGTGACGGTGTAAGACCGCTTAAAGCGGAGGCGTTCAGGAACGCCTGGCTCGTCGTCTTCGGGTTCGTCGTCGGATGGAGGATTTAGACCGGAAAGAGGCGGGTCTTTGCGCTCTTCCAGCTTTTTCAGTTTTTCAAGTTCGTCGAGGAGTCCGATTTCCCCTTTATTGATCCGGGCAACGAGCTTTGCTTTGTATAGCTTCCGGGCAGTCTCCCAGTCAACAGAGGCGTCCAACTCGTCGAGCTTTTTCTTGAGATCTTCCTTTTCTGCCATGCGTTATACATAGCAGAAAACCTTTGCGCAGTCTGGCAGGGAGAAGGGTTATGGGCGATGGGCTATAGGTAATCGGCGGAAGAATCAGTTGCCCGAAAGCTCTATATCGGCGATGGTTGTGTACGGCATCTCCTGCCTGATCACTTCAAACAACCGCTCAAATTCTTTCTCGGTAAACTTTCCGAAAAATCTCGCATCCAGGACCTGGCCGTCTTCACCGATCATTTCCCCGAAGACTTCGCCGTCCGGCCGGCGGCGGAGCTGACAACTTATTTTGGGCTTTGTCATGGGATCCCCCGATCTGTAAAAGTTGAAATAGAATAACTCAGGAATGCCGAAATATCAAGCCAAAACAGGCCTGAGAGGGCCTCAAAAAGAGGAGGGGGTAGTCTGGTATTGCCTTTTTGGAGAAGGTGCCTTTAAAAACCTGATAGAGCGTAAAGAATCCGGCCAGCGCCGGAATGACAGAAAAAAGAAAGGCCGGGATATCCCGGCCTTTTTGCTCAGCCCGGCCTGTCCTCGTCTCGGGTCGTGTACTGCTTCCCATCGTGAGCGTGTACGGGCTGAGCTACCGAAGGTACAAATATACCTGCGGTATACCTATGCTGCCTTGACCTTCATCGCTTTCTTGACGCCCTCGCCTGTGAGGACGGTCCGCCTGATTTTCTGGAGCTGGTGTATGATGTGGTCGAGTCTTTCGCCGTTGATATTGGAGTGGAAGACGGCCTTCTGGAGATGGGCGGCCTTGTCCTGTTCATAGACCCTCTTGATGAACCTTTCCACTGAATTGATCAGGCCGTCGAATGAGGAGATTGATTCTTTCTCCTCTTCGGTCAGCGGGGTGAGCGCGAAGATCTCGCCCTGGCTTTCGAGGGTGATCATGGCGGTGACGAAGGCATAGAGCTTGTTGTAGGTGTTCAACTCCCCTTTCACAACCTTCTGATAGGCGATGGCCTGTTTCTCCTGAGGGAGCCGGGATATCTCGTATGCCTGTAAGGGAGTGAGTGCCCCCTTGACGACAAGGTCCTGATACTCGCTCCTGAGATTGAGCAGGCTCAGCCGGTCGTATATGGGGCCGGTCTTTTTGTAGCCCAGCTTCCTGGCCAGGTCCTCGACCGTCCAGCCCCTGTCGAGCAGCCGCCGGTATGCTTTGCCCTCTTCGATGATGTTCAGGTCCTGCCTCTGGATGTTTTCGAGGAGGGCCAGTTCTTCGACCAGGGCGTCGTCGGCCTCGATTACCCTGGCGGGGATCGCCGTGAGGCCGGCGAGGAGAGAGGCGCGGTAACGCCTCTCTCCTGCTATGATCATAAACCTTTCTCCTCGGGGTGTGATCACTATCGGCTCCAGGACCCCGTATTCCCTGATGGACATGGAGAGTTCTTCGAGCTTCTCCTGATCGAAGTCCTTTCTCGGCTGATCCGGGTTAGGATATATCCGGGAAAGCTCGATGTCTGTGATGTGTCCGGTCTTTTTCATTGCTCCCCCCTTACACCCTCAACGGCATGACGATAGCGCCAGCGTTGATCATGCATGGGGTCAGGGCTTCGTTCATCGTCATCTCGACGCGGTCGTTGTCTTTCGTGGTATACGCCTTGATCGCGTCGATAAGGTATTTCGCGTTGAAGCCGACGAGCAGTTCGCCGCCTTTCTTGCCCTCGATGGCGCAGGGAAGGTGCCAGCGATAGTGTCCCATGTCCGGGTTCTGCGTCTCGATTTCCAGGCGGCCGTTTATGATCATCCTGATTGCGTTATGGGTCGTCGATGTGATAGGGACAGCCCCTTCGAGGATCTTGAGGAGCTCTGCCCCGTGGAAGATCAGCCGGACCGTGTTCTCTTTCGGAATGACAGCCTCGTATGTGGGATAGGTCCCCTCGATGAGGCTGGAGATCATGACGCCGCCGGCAAGGGTGCAGGAGATCGAGGCCTTCCCGATCCCGAGAGCATTGGGCGCTTCGTGTTTGACCATGAGAGCCGCTGTCCGGCGGGGAATGATGATCTTGCGGCCGGCCTTATCCGTGGGAATGTGTTCAAGGTGCATCCTGTGGCCGTCTGTGCCGACCATCATGCCTTTTTCGAGATCGAGGAAGACGCCGTTCAGAGTGTATCGGGTGTCGCTCTCTCCGACTGCCGGGAGGACCTTCGTGAGCTTTTCGGTCAGGCCCGTGATATCGACGTTCTTGCCTTCGAATGCGACGGACTTGGGGAACTCCTTTGCCGGGAGAGTGAATATCTCACAGCGTTTGTTCACCTTGACGGACTTTTCATCGAAGAGCAGTTCGACTTCTACGATATCGGCATCGAGAGCCTTGACCTCGGAATAGAGGATGTCCAGAGGGATGCAGCGGGTCACGTCGTCGCCGAAGCATTCGAGCTTCTTTGTCCAGGACTTTTCCAGATCCGTTGCAGTGAGAGTGCATTCGCCTGTGTTCGCGCTTAAAAGAATGTGACTGAGAATCGGCATGGTCGTTCGCGGTTCCGTGAAGGACCGGGCAACAGAGAGGGTCTCCTGAAACTCCTTGCGGGCGATGCGGAGCATGACGATCTCGACCTTCTCCTCTTTCTTGTCAGTCTTCGGTGTCGCGGCCTTCTTCTGAGCAGCCGGTTTCGCTTCTTTCTTTGCTGCCTTGGCCGGCTTTTCGCTTGTCCGACGGGATTCAGGCTTTGCGACTTTTTTCGGAGCCGGCTTCTTCTCGGTTTCCGGTTTCGGCGCGGCTGCTTTCTTCGGGACCACTTTGAGGGCGGGCTTCTTTACATCTTTCTTCTGTTCAGGTTTTTGCTCAGCCTTCGGGGCTTCCTTTACTGCCGGGGCCGTCACCACTGCAACTGCCTTGCCTTTTACGTCGTGTGCTACTGTGATCGTTGTGTCTTTCTTTTCCATCTTGAATCTCCTTATTTGTCGGGTTAGCTGGTTAATACGTTATGTTCACTGTTTTTACGTCCGCTCCATAGAGGAGCTTAAGCCATTGCCTGAGTTCCCTTGCGGGAACAGTTGCGTTCCCGAGTTCGACGGTCGAGAACATCCCGTCATATTTCGCCTGTATCACCTCCTTTCCGCCTTCCTTCGTGGTGAAGGAAATTGTTATGTCCTGTTTCTTTCTCTTCGAAAGATCGTCCGCCATGTCCCTGAAATGCTGTAATGTCTTTGCGTCCATGCGGCCTCCTTTCTTAACCTCATGCTTAGGCTCCCACAGACAGGGGGCCTCTGTAAAATCGTTTTTTTACATAGGGTTATAAGAAGAAAACATAGGAATGCAAAGAGTCTGCCTGCGGGTTAAGAGACGGAAAGGCCTAAGGATAAAGCGGAATTTTGGATGCAAAAAAGCGGCCTTAGAATAACCCCGGCTGGACGATCTTCAGCATAGCTGGCTCCCGGACCGCCTTCTCGATAACTTTCAATTCTTCCGGTTCGATCTTCTCCACGGGGATCTCTGCGATGCTCCCTCCCATGTAGGATCGCGTTGTCCGGAATATCCGGCGTCTTTCCAATGCCAGGGTATTCCCATGAATGACGTATCCGTTGAGGTTGAAGAACGTGAGATTGAGGGCGCACATCATGACACAGGTGAAGTCGATGTCCTGACCGACGAAGACGGTATTGTCGAGCTGCTCGTTTGTCATCGTCTTGGCGGCGGCGATGAACATGAGGCCGGAGCCGCAGCAGGGGTCATTTATGCAGCCTCCGGTCGGTTGTAGCATCTGGGCCATCATATAGGCCACAGTCCAGGGCGTGAAGAACTGGCCGGTGTATTTGTTCTGGACTTCCCACAGCATGTAGATCTCGCCGAGGAGCTCTCTGTTCGTATCGGCCATCTTCTTCATGAGGAGCCCGAAGGCGTAAGAGAAATGATCGATCTCCCTCTCGCCCTGGGGCCGCTCGTTTCGATATCGGCCGACAACCTTCAAGTATTCGTCGTCGTTTCTTTGCAGGGCCCAAAACATGAGGGTGATCCAGTCTTCGAAGACGGTTCGGGCGTTGAAGCCCCGCTGGGTGATAATCTCCAGTTGTTTGATGATCTCTTTTGTGTCGTCGCCCATGTCACTCCTCGTCCTCGTCGGGCAGTCCGCCGATTTCGTAATAGGCGACGTCGTTGCCGACGATCCGGAGTTCGATCCCTCCTTCGTCGATCCCCACGAGATCATCGGGTTTGAAGGTTTTCAGCCATTTCATTAGTTCCAGGACAGGTATAGCCATCTTCTTTACCTCCTCCCTGCTTTGAGATACTGTTCGACGGCCTCTGCTACCTGTCGTGTGATGGGCTTGCCGGTGGCCTGTCTGATCATGTACATCTCGGCCATGGCGTCGGGGGAGATCCTGTTTCCTACCCAGGTGTAACGCGGGTAGCGGGTTTTGACATTTTTCCAGTAGATTGATAAACTCATTTCACTAGCTCCTTTCTCTGTCGGGTTAGCGGGTTAGTGCGGGGCGTCCCGATTACCGTCGGGACGCCCCTTTTGCGTCTATCCTTTTTTCGTGCGGATCTCCACGGCCTCCTCGGAATAGGGGTTTTTAATCCTGGCTTCGTTGGAGAGCTTTGTGCCTTCAGTCCAGAAATGTGCGGCGCCTCTCTTCATCCCCCGGCCTCTGCTGGTGTGCATGTCGAGCGCGTGATCGGGGATGTCGATCTTCCAGCCGGCCTCGCGGCGGCCGTAGATGACGATCTGGAATTCATCTCCGATGCGGCTCTTCTTCGCCCGGCAGAGGGCCAGGATCGCGTTGGCCAGGGCCATACGGAAGGACCGCGACTTTCTCTTGGGCTCTTTGTCGTATTCCTTCTTGAGCTCCTGATAAAGCCGCCTCATCTCCGCAACGTAGAGGACCGCCGGCATGTCGGCTATCCCGATGTCTTCCACCGAGATAACCTGGAGGCGCTTCCAGAGGTAATCCGGAAAGCGCGTCTCCATCTCGGCCGCCCAGTACATGGCCTCTTCTTCGAGACCCCGGCGGATGGCCTTCTGAAGGGCCGAGGCCACTTCGTCGAAGGGATATCCGCTTTCTGTCTGAAGCTTGAATAAGGTCATTCAATCACCTCCTCTCACAGCAAATATTATAAGTGAACAACCGTTCACCCATGCTGTGATAATAGGCTCCCACAGACAGTGCGCCGACGGGAAATTGTTTTTTTACATAGGGTTATAAGAGGAAATCATGGGGGAGGGGCGAGAGGGGGGACGGAGGGGGAATGCTTACCTCGCTACATGCTGCACCATATGGGTAGCACGGATCATGGCATCGGTTGTGTATATCGCCATCAGGCGGTTAAGTTGTATGCCAATGTTCGCGGACGTTCGGTATCGTTCGATCTGGGCGCGGCAGGCCGTCTTGATCGAGGCGGCAATATCATCCTCGATGCCTATCATGCGCATGGCCTTAAGTATGTTTGTCCTCGCATCCACCAGGAAGAAATTGACCATATTACCCTTTCCGTCGAGGAACGCCTGATAATCCCTGCCGTGCTCCTTCTCGGCCAGGATGTTTATCGAGATATCAAAGTTCCAATGTGCCACAGGGAAATCGACCAGGAAGAAGGGAATACCATCATGGATAAATACGCCGTAATGCAGCCGGCCCTTTCGCCACTCTTTGATTTCTTTCGGGTTCAGCCCGCCGGCCCAGCAGATTATGTCAAAAGACTCGCCGGTGACGGCAGCAACGACGTTGTCATTTATGCCAGCTGGGTTCGGCAGATAAAAGGGCTTGCCGACTTCAAATTTTTGTATCATAATTCTTCTCCTGTTTTCTTCTCTTCCGCCCATCTCTTTTTCGCCATATCGGACGCTTCTTCCGGTGTGAGTTTGCGTCCGGATGACTTCTTCCTGTGTATCTTCGCGGCTTCGCTCAGAATGAGCCTGTTCGAAATGTCCTTCTTGCAGTGCGGACATTTCATTCGGCCACCTCCCACGCTTTCGAGAATTCCTGATCTGCGAATAATGCGGTCAGACCGGTGATCTGCTTCAGCCTTAGCAGTTCGTCAACATCCATGCCGATGTGCTTCATGATCCACTGGTCGGACATGCCGGACTGCACCAACTCGGCCACGATATTTTTCATCAACTCGATGGAGTGTGATCCGCGCGCCCTGTTGTGCCGGATGGTGCTGGCCATGCGGTTGTTGATGTCCTTCTCGATCACCACAACCGGCAGCATGCCGTTTTCACGCTCGCGGATGCGCTTGCTTGTGAGCATCACAGTATACCGGTGGTATCCATCCACTATCTCATAGGCATCCTCTCCGGAAATATAATAACAGACTATAGGCATGGTATAGCCGTCCTCCCATATGGAAATTTCCAGCAGCTTCATCTCCGGCGGCGCGACTTTGTTGGGATTGTAGGCGTTTGCCCGGATCTTCTCCACTGGAACCGCAATAATATTGTAGGCCGGGCTGGTCATAGACTTTTCTCCCACTTGTAGAATGAGCTGCGGGGCTTCTTGTGCTTTTTGAAGCCGGCTTTTTCCCATATACTGTCCTTGCGGTCATAGGTGTAAACGCTCTTCAGCCCGTGCTCTTTAGCGAGCACGATCACTCCTTTAAGCAGCGCATCCTGTATTTTCAGCATCCCTGACGGGACAAACAGAAAGCGGATATGCGCGGTATCGGTCGTCTTGAATATATGTGTCAATGCAAAACCGAGCGGCGCTCCGGCAGGATCAATAAACACATGCCAGATGTCTCCCTGGTCGCTATGGATCGGCGAGCCCAAGGTCTCGCTGATTTTCCTCGACGTGATCCACAGGCCGAGCAGCCCGAATAACTCGCGGTCCCCGGCCTGTCCTTCTCCCTGAATATATTTTCTGATCATGATGCCCTCCTTTTAAAGCGCCATGTACTTTGCCATGGCCTCTTTGCGTTTATTCGCTTCTTTCTGCGTCTGGCTGAAGCCCATGTATTTACAGAGGTGGTCGTTCTTGAGTATGCAGATCGCCATGCGCTTATAGGTCGGCACGCTCTGGAATTCCTTGATATCGAGGTCGTCCTGATATTCCGCGAACGTAACCCGCCGCTTGTCGGTTTTGTATTTCGTCTTGCCGTGCTCGGTGATCTTAACACCCATCTGGCGCAACTCTTCGATAGTTTCATCCGAGAGCACGCCGCCTCTTTTCAGCCAGAAATCTATCGATGTGCTGAACTTCTCTTCGAACGTCCTGCGCGTCTCCTCCGGCAGGCTCTTGAGCAGGAACTCTGCATAGCTCTGCCAGGTGTGCCCCTCCGGCAGCTTGATATTCTTCCAGGCCATGGCGTTCGTGCCGCCGTAGATGGATGTAAAATTCGCACCGTTGACCCTGCCTACCATCCTGCTCCATATATTCGGCTCAATTACCCGATAGAGTTTAAGACTGCTGATAGCCCAGTCGTTGAACGGGCTGGCAACGCGCATTTCGTGGATGGACAGCCCGGCGTAGTAGAACAGGTCATAGAGTTTGTTATAGTCGAATCCGAACCGGGCGTTGGCGATCCAGATGTCATCGGCAGTCCAGTCGTACAACGGATAGGCGCTGAACACGTCCGGCTCACAGCCGGTGGTCCACCTTACCCCCTGAAACATATACCGCCCTTTGGTGACTGCTCTCCAGCGATTCAGGCTTTCCTGTGCGCGAATACCCACGAGCGCGCAGGTCTTGCCCTTACCGCCGCCTACGTGCCGATGATACCATGGTGTGAATGCCTCATAAAAATCCTCCTGCAGCATTCCCTCTTTGTAGAAATCAAACTGATGATTATCGAGGTTGATCACGCCGGGATAGTCCGGCATCTTCCGGACCCATATATCTCGCTTCGCCGGCTCCCATGGCGTCCAGTACTGCTCGTGCATCGAGGTCGCCGTTTTGCAGGACATCGGCAGGCAGCACCAGTACGGCGTGATATATTGCAGGTTCTCCGGAGATGTGAGCATACGTGTCACGTAGTTTGTCGTCTCCGTGTACTGGGCCTCAAAGTCCTGATGGAACACACCGATCTTCCGTATGATGCCGTGCCGCTGCATGTATTGGATGCAGAGGTTCAGCAGCATGCCGGAATCCTTGCCGCCGCTGAATGAGACATAAATATTATCGAAGTTGTCGAAGATGAACTTCAGCCGCTGCTGTGCGGCCTCGTAGACATTGATCTCCTGATATATCTTCTTCCCGCTCATAGCGCCTTCACCATGTCTTTCAGTTTACCCTTCTGACACTTCACCTTGTCTACCTCTGCCTTGAACTGCTCGACCACGCTCCCCTTCGAGGCCAGTGCCTTGGCAATACGGTCGTCTATGCTGTCGCTGCACTGGATGTCGATGTAAACGACCTTATGCTCTTGCCCGATGCGATGGCAGCGGTCTTCTGACTGCTGACGCTCGGAATATTTGAAGGCGTTATTATAGTAAATCACATAGTGCGATTCGTTCAATGTGAGACCGTGCCCTCCGCAGCTCTGTGTGGCGAGGAAGAACCGTGAACCGTCCCTAAATCTTTCCACCTGGGCAGACCGCCTCTTTTCATTCAGCGCCCCATGAAAAGGGGCAACGCAGTCCCCGCCGAACTTCTCCTGCAGGGCGGCGCTGATCTCCTCGATGTCGTGCTTGTATTTCGTCCAGATGATAATTTGTTCGTTCTCCGGGATACTTGTAACCGTGTCCATCAGCACGTCTGTGCGACGATGGTCGAATTCGTGACGATCTACTGGCCGGCCTTTGCGGTGCTGGTTCCAGAACCCGCATACGATCTGCTGCAGGGCGATGAAGAGACGGAAGATCGTCACCGAATCGAAAGTATCGTTCTCAATCTCCGGAATGATCTCTTCTTTCGCCTGCTCATATGCCTGGCGCTGGTCCCCGGTCATACTAAAATACCGCGTCTCGTAGAGCTTGTCCGGCAGGTCGAGACATTCGTCTTTTGTGACCTGGTAGACATATGGCTTGATCTTGGCGGCAATGAACTCCAGGTTGTGGCTGCGGACGATCATGCCAGGAAACTTTTCAGAATATTCCAGGTGGTTTGCCGCAAAGGAATAGAACGACCGATACCCCAGGATCTTAGGGGAAAGAAAGCGCATCTGAGCATAAAGGTCCACTACGCCCTGGCTGATGGGTGTGCCGGTGAGTATAAGCCGGTAACGGGCACGCTCAGAGAGCTTCGTGATCCTCTGTGTGCGCGTGGCATTGTGCCCTTTGATGTAGCTGGACTCGTCCACAATTACCAGGCTGTCCTCCGTGATCAGCTTATTAACGGTGACGACAACTCGCGCTGAGGCGCTCATGGACTCTATGCCGACAACGTACCAGAGGCATACAGGCGCAGTGCGCTCATTTGTCTTATCACCGAATACGTGGACATCCGCATCCGTGCAGTCCGTGTGCTTCAGGATCTCGTGCCGGATGGTCTGCTTGAGTGAGACAGGACAAAACCAGAATACTTTTTTGATCCGGCTAAGACGGCGATGGATAATCTCAATCGCCGTCCGGCTCTTGCCCGTCCCCATCTCCATAAACAACGCGCCTATCCGCGTCGGCAGCATCTTCTCGACCGCCTCAGACTGATGGACCATAAGGTCAGTCCTTAAATTCATCAGCCACCTCGACATTCTCCGGCACTGCCAGTCTACGCGGCCTCTCGCCGGGTTCAGGCGGGCTGGCATCGTTGCGGGTCTCTTCCACTTTGGCTGTAAGCGCCGCATCTTTTACCTTACGTGCAGCATCTGCCGCTTCCTGGGCACCGGGAGAAAGCTTGAACCCGTACATCTCGGCGAAATCGAGGATCTGCTCGAACTGCTCAGGGGGGGCTACAACGTCCGGCTTACTGTAGCGGCTGCCTGGTAGTTTCTTTGCGGCCTTATAGAAGTCTTCATCTTTCGGCCAGGAGATCGAGAACCATCCGGCATTCTCCCCTGCAGTGCGCTTCATGATCCACCGGTGGCATTCCGGCTCGTACTCGCCGTTGACAGCCTTACCCCGGACAGACTCGTCAAAGATGCGAACTGGGAACCCGGCAGAAAGAAGCCTGTGTCCGAGTTCGGCAGCGCGATGTTCTGCAGCCCCGCTCTTCAGATCAAGCTTGCGCGCCCAGCGGGTTTTCTCCTTATCCCATGAATACCCGAGCTTGAACCGGACCAGTTCCCGGAAGTCTTCCCTCTTCTCGGGAAATACAACCTCGACAACCTTTTCGCGGATGTGGATCTCGGCCACAGTTTCCGTCACAGGTTTCTCCGGGCGCACAGTTGCCTCTATTTGGGCGTCTACGGCTTGCGGCGTACTATCCTTGCGGGTCTTCGCAACCTCTTTTGCCTTGTTCAGTATAAGCTGCCCCATGTTATCATCGCGGTGATCTATCCACCAGTGGGCCGATGTTTCACCCATAATGGCGTCAACTGCTTCGCGGGCGCAGAATAAGGCATGTTCAAAATCATCGAACCCTTCTTTTTGATATGCTTCGTTATGCTTCAGAAGTAGAGAGGGATCGGCTGCGATTTTTGCAGCCTTCTCGTCGTAGGATGCGACTGCGGAGGTCAGTGATGTCGCTTTGTCCTTACGGATCGTCTCGGCCCAGGCTATCTGTTTTTCTGTGCCGGTAAGTGGTAGTAGACCGAAGTCTGTGTTCTCTTGTGCCGCCTGTTGGCTGGCTTCTTCGCGCTCTTTAAGCCTCGCAGTCTCCCAGCACTCGGGACAAAGCTTATTGTCTTTTGCCCACTCTAGATAACGATGCCTCTCCGAGGTTTTTCCGTAGAGCTGGATGGTGTCGGTGTGTCCACAACTGTACTCGATCTCATACTTGGCCATGATGTTGACCTCCTTTCGCGGCGTCTAAGGCCCCGCTTTGCCTTTAAGATGATCAAATTATATCAAATGCTTAACAGTTATGCAAGTTTTTTTTAAAGCTTCTTTATAACTACTTTCCACGGTTTATCCTTCACTGTCCCGACGACCTGTTTTCCGAATTTCTGCTGGAGGATCTTGATGCACTCGATCTCTTTGTTCGTGGACCGGTGCGAGCAGAGGCCGCCTTTGTTGGTGTAGTGCTTGGCGAGGAAGGCATAGCGGTCGTCGCGCCAGATGAAGCGCTTCCAGTAGAGGGACATGAGGAAAAAGTCGTAGTCCTAAACTGACCCACTACCAGGTGTTTTCTTCCCTGGATCTGCATTTCGAGGCAGAAGGAGACGGCCTGGCTCATTTGCCGATCTGCCGGAGGTATGCTGCGCCGTCGGTGACTTTGCCGAGGCCGATCTTCTCGCGCTTGTCTTCTTTCTGCATCTTGAGGCCGAAGTGGTCGGCAGCGACCTGGAAGTCGAGCGTGTTCCGGAAAAAGAGGACGATGTAGTTATATTCCTCCATGAGCCGGGGCGCGATGTCGTATTCCGGGGCGGTGACGTTTACGTCTTCGATGAGTTTGGCGAGCTCGTCTTCGTCGAAGCCGGTGAATTCGAAGTCGAGGGAGTCGATTTCTTGCAGGATATTTTCGAGTTTCTTTTTGTCCCACTCGCCGGTGACTTTGTTGAGGGCGAGATTGAGGGCCTTTTCTTTTGACTTGGAAAGGTCCAGGACGATGCAGGGCATCTCGGTGAACCCGAGTTCCAGGCACGCCTTGAACCGCTGGTGCCCGCCGATGATGGTCATGTCTTTGTTGACGATGAGGGGATCGACCAGGCCGAACTCTTTGATGTTGGCCTTCAGGGTCCGGAGCGTCTGGCGGGCGATCTTCCGGGGGTTGTAAGCTGCGGGCTTGAGTTCGCCGACTGGTATATTACTTATGTTCATATATTAATCCTCATATAAAAGCGGAAACCCGAAACGGGGATTGCCGCTTCGGGTTAAATAGCTCCTGATAGATCTATCGTGCCGGCAGCTGATCGAGGAGCCGGCCGCCTGCTAAATGTAGCAGAGCTCCGGGAGGATCCCGCTGCAGGGCCCGGATAGATGTATCGGGTTATCCACTGACCGGTTTATAGTTCTGTCTTGATTGTTACCTTGACCTTGCCGTCGGCTTCCATGGCGGTTTCTATCTTATAGAGTTTTGTCACGCCGCCTTCGCTTAGGTTGATTTCGATCTTGCCGGTAAGCTTGTCGTCAATGGCGGGGTTTTCTTTGAGCAGATCGGCCAGGCGCTTCTTCCATTCTTTGACGTCCATTTCGCTCCTTCCCGGGAAATAAAAAAACCCGAAATCTTTCGCTGTCAGGATGTGGGAGTTTCCTTGCGGATTCCCGACTGACCTGAACCAGTTTACAGATTCCGGGCTGACAGGCCCCGTGGAGGGGTGTGAACGACCGGCGTCTGGATTTTTTATATCATAAGATTATTGCATACTCTGGCAGAAAATTAATCCTCATTCACGATCCGCCAGACGTGGCTGATGTCGAGGTCGAAGATCACGGAGAGTTCTTTGTAATTGTCGCCGGTGAACATGGTGCGGATTTTCCGGTTTCGCTCCTCGCGGTAGAGGTCCTGGTGATCGGGGAAGGAGATGCGGCGGCTTTTCAGTTCGAGGATGAACTTGCGCATGATCTCCTGGCCGGAAGCGTCGCCGAAGAGGTCGCAGAGATAGCAATAGAGGGACCACATCTCGCGGCCGTTGCTGGAGTTGCAGGAGCGTTCAGGAACGGTCATCCGGCAGCCGCCCAGGATGTCGATAATCGCCTTGACGATCCGGCCTCCGGCCTCCTCGCCATAATCTCTGTAGTAGCCCTCGAAAAGCCTGTTCAATAGTTTTCTGCTCGCTCCCCACTCAGGTTTGTCCGTCAATTGCGTTACCTCCCTGAATATCGTGGCCGGAAGTGTTGCCGGCGCTGCTGTTGTGATCATGCGCTTCTCCTTTATCCCAGATGTGATTGAACTCTTTCCAGTAGACAGCCAAGGACTGATAAATTTTATGAATACGCCCGCGTTCGGGGAGGTATCGGTCTGTGGTGGCGATGTTTGAATGCCCCATCCTGCCGGCGATTGCGGCCGAGTCATATCCTCGGATATAGCGGAGATCGGAAGCGTGTGTTGCCCTGAACATGTGGCAGCAGATTTTGGGCTTCCGGATGCTCGCTTTGTCGGCATATTTCTTGATCAGGCCGTCTATGGCGCAGGCGGTGAGCGGCTTGTTCGAGGGCCGGCCGTGTTTGTAGCTCACCAGTAGGGTGTCTTGTATTCTCGCTCCCTGGGAGAGGCGCTGGATGACATAGGAGCGAACGTATTCTCCGGGGACTTTCCAGAGATAGATTGATCTGATAGAGTGTTTTTTCCCGATGTCCTCGGAGATATCGATGTCGATGTTTTTTCCGTCGTCGATCACGTTGCCGATCCTGAGTTTGCAGATCTCTCCGATGCGCAGGCCGCAGAAAGCGGCCAGGATGAAGATCACGACGTCGCGGCGGCCTTTTTCCGTTCCGATATCGATAGCTCGGAAAAAGGAAAGTACTTCGATCTTGGTGAATTTCTGTATCCGGTTTACGTGGATCCTGGGCTTTGGGATCTCGGCAGTGAAATCCTCGGAGACGGTCCCTTCGTATTTCAGGTACCGGAAGAATTTGCCGAGGGCGGTAAGCTTGGTGTGTCGGGTCTGGTTCGAGTTGCCCCGGTAAAAGCAGTGTTCCAGGTATAGCTCGATGTGCCGGCGCGTGATTTCAGCAGGGACGGCGGGGACATCGTTTCCAACGAGCCAGGCATGGAACTCACGGACTTTCCAGCTGTAGGCATGCGTCGTCGCGGGGCTGAGCCCCTCTAGGACCTGCAATGAACGCTGAAATCCTGCGAGATAGCTCAGCACAGGCTCCCTCCCCCCGGACCCCCCACTTTTCGAAAACTAAAGACAAATGAAAAGAAAAATCCTTTGACTATGCCTTTTGAAAACCCCTTTGAATAACCAGCCATTTTAAAGCTATGAATGGGGGAGGGGAGACCGGACAATCCGCTGAATTTTCGATAGGGGGGGTGCCCTTGACCAGTCTGCTGACCCTCCCGAATCTGACTGGATTTGAATCTAACCGCATATTTCTGTTGATCTAAACCACCTAACTTATTGATTTTATTAGACCGGCTATAGGCATAACCGCATATAATCTGAGAATGTGCGGTTAATGATTTAGCTTTTTTAGCTCCGTTCCAAGCCACCTGAAACCGATGAACCAATACCGACCCAGCACAGAGTAAATTTAAACTGTTGATATCATTGACTCTATTGACCTTAATAACTATCTTTTGAATAACTAAAAACAATCTATTTTCTTTTAGGTATAAAAAGAGAGAACTCATCGAAAAACGTGTTTGATACCAATCTTTTGAACTGCCCCTCTGCCCCCTAATGACTAACCCTTTGAAAAGATTGGAGAAAGTCTGGGGGCAGATGAATCGACCGGCCTGTTTCCTGCCCCGTTTCTGCCCCCTTCTGCCCCCTCTCTGCCCCTGCATCTGCCCCTTAAACTTATACTTTAAAATTAAAAGGTTAGGTATGTTTAGGGGCAGAGGGGCAGTGATTTCAGAAAGATTGGTCCAAAACTTTTCCGGAAGGTGGAAAAAAAAGAAAATGTTACGAATCGTAACGAAAATTCCCTGTTTTGTGAGCACCTCGGCTCTTTCAAAGGATGTCATTTTATCATCTGCCCCCTGGCTCATCTCTTCGCGGCCCTTTCCACTGCGGACTTGAGATTTATAAAGATGTTTCTGTAGAACTCCAGCTCCAAGTCGAGGTCCTGCATCTTCTTCTCCAGCCGCAGTACCCGCTCCTGTTCCTTGGCCTTCTCAGCCCAGATATGGCTGTCGAACTGTTCGACCGTCATGAAACGGTTCCGACACTTCGGACAATACCGTTCCCTGGTGACTTTGTTCCCGTTCGCCAGGGTCCTCTTTGTGAGGAGTCCGCCTCCGCACGGCTTCTTCCCTTTTATATATGGACACTTCACGCTCTCCCTCCTTTGCTATATCTATCCGGGCCCTGCAGTGGGATCCTCCCTGAGCTCCGATACATGTATCGTGGATCCGGATCCCCGAGCAGCTGCCGGCATGATATATCTATCTTCGGCCGAACCAGGTACCGCCCAGGGACGATGATAGATGTATCGCCGATCGTGACCAGGTCCTGCTGCAGTACTCGATAGATATAGCCGCTGCGAGGCCTCGGCGCCGAGCTCCGCGGTGATAGATGTATCATCGTCATCTCACCAGCACCTTTCTGAATTTCAGGAACCTCGTGCCCTGGACTTTCTTGAAGTACGGCTCGAGGCCTTCCTTCGTCACCAACTCCCAGCCTGCGGCCTTCAGGGTCTTTTCGTCGTTCGATAAGCGCTTCGTGAAGATCGCGGCCGTCCCGTAAGGGTTCTTGATGCCTCGGCTCCGGCAAAGCAGGTCGAGCGCGTCCACCATTTCACTGGAGGTGGCTATAAATTCAAAAATCGCGCGCGAATAAATCTCGCCGGCCTGTGCGTCCGTACATTCGCATTTCTCGCCGTCGGCAAAAGAGTCCCTGATTTTATGGCAGGCCATGCAGTGGCTCTTCGCCTTTGTCTTGAACACCTCGATGTGATAGTCAGTGTGCGTGTAGACAAAGACATCCTCGTCCGGATAATCCTTGTGGTTCTCCGGTTGGAGGCCCTTCATCTTCGCCATGTACTCCCGGACCAGGCCGTCCAGGAGCTTAATAATGCTGTTGGAGGACGTCTCCGTCTCCTTCGCCTTGGCGTTCTGGTAATCGATCCAGGCGTTTCTAATCTCCTTTGCGGCCGTGGGGATCTCCTCCTGGGTGCCGTACAGGAAGTCGTTCTCGTCGTAATACGGGATATACTGGAGCATCTTTTCGAGCATGAGCATAAGGAGCGCCAGGTATTCGTCCGTCCGGTTTTTCGCATGGTTCTTATGCTCCTTCTTCAGGATGGTGATATAGTCTTTCCGCACCTCAAGATTCGGCAGGATCTCCTTCTGGATAAACTTCAGCACGGACGAGATAATGAGGTCCCGCTTCTTCACGATAGCCCGGATCACCTCGTCCTCGACAAACGCATCGTTCTTGAATTTGAACGAGAAGTCGATATCGAAGGTCCTGTTGATCAGCTCTCCCTTCGTAAACGGCTCTATGGCCGTAATGAGGACCAGGGCCTTCGGCGTCTCCTGGATCGTGTCGCTGTCCGTCCCCTGGGTGCGTTTCTCCTTGCCTCCCTTTGTAGCGGAAAGAAGAAGGAATTTTAATATTGATTTTGTAAAGTCGTCGCTCTCCAGGTTGTCGATGATCAGGAGCGGGTTCTGCGCCGCGATCGCATACGCCGAGGCGGCTGTCGGGTCGCCCAGGTGCTCGTTGCCGTAGATCAAAAGAGAAAGGAGCCTTGCGGCCGTCGTTTTCCCGGCGCTCGATGCGCCGGAGAACTTCATCAGCCCCATATAGGGCGTAAAGTCCAGCAGGAAGGCCGATATCATCCAGCAAAGAATAAGGTAGCGCTGTTCGCGCTCACAAGTCATATTATCAAAGACCAGATCCCTCAGGGCCGTCATTCCCTCCCTCATGTCCGCGTCCGGAAGGTAGTTCATCGGCAGGATCTTCCTCGATGACTTCAGCAGGACGGCCTCTTTGTTTATGCCGTTCTGTATCTCCTCGATCCCCTGTCTGCTCACCTTCAGGATCACGGCGTTCGGCGAGTTCACGTTGATATAGATCGTGTCCGTGGACCTGTCCGTGTGGATCCACGAGGCCAGGTCAATCTGTATGCCCGAGTTATAAGCCTCGCTCGCCAGGGACTCCCAGACCGACCGGCCCGGCTCCTTTGTCGGCAGCAGGCTCGTGAGCCTCTTGACCAGCGCGTTAAACGGCCGGTTGTTCCCGATCGAATAGGTGTGATGCTGATAGAGCAGATACACGTCTCCCATGCGGTCCCTGTACCACCTGCCGGTCTCAGACAAGCTCTTGAAAATCTCCGAGGCGATATAATTCGGGTCCGCGTCCTTCTTCGGGACCTGCTCGAAATAGATCGCCAGCCGTTGCCGGAGATCGTGATTAAACTCCAGTTGCTGCTCTACGGCCTTCTCTGTGAACCCAAGCTTCGTGAGCTTCTCGATATAGACCAGCTTCTCGGCCTCCACCATCTCGGCTACGGCCGCGAAAATCTTCCGGTCCTTCAGTGCCTTCAGTCGTTCATCCAGCGTTTCGAGCCTGCCGATCTCCCGGATCTCCCATGAGACGTAATCCACGGCCTCATCCTGAAGCTTCCTGGTCTCCTTCCTGCGGTCTATACCCGGGAGAAAGGCCCTTAAATATTCATCCGGGTCCTTAAACTCCGCAGGATAGCTGATAACGCGGATATTGATATGGTTCCCAAGCGCCTCGCAGATCCTCCGGATGTAGCCTTTCCCCTTGGCCTTGATGTCCTTCGGGTCCTCGTCGTTGTCCATCCAGAGATAAAGGTGCTTTTTCGCGCAGTAGGTCTGCAGGGCCTTCATCTGATATTCCGCCGGCGAGCCTATGAGCCCGATCACATGCTGCACATCCGCATCCATCACGCTCAGAACATCGTTTTCCCCCTCGACGACGATGATCTCCCCGAACTTCGCGAGAGCCTCCTGGTTATAAAACCGCCAGTCCTTTATCCGCTCCTTCTCCGGGAGCTGATACTTATACTTCTTCTGAGGGTCCTTGATGGTGAAATGCAAGACGCTCTCTTTTTCCCCATGCGGGAAAATCGCAACGTCCTTCACAAAGAAATCGACCAGGTGCTCCCCGTCCTCGGCCGTTTTCCGGATCTTTGCCAGGCCCGAAGCCTTGATCTCGGTGTCCGTAAAGCTCTTCGAGCGGAGATATTCCACCAGCCAGCCGTCCGTCCAGCCCACGCGCATCTTCCTGAGGACGTCCTCCTTGTGCCCGCGCTGCTCGACCAGGTATTTTTTCCCGCCGTTGTCCAGCATATGGCCGTGGTAGTAATTCGCCGCCTCGATGAATATCCGCTCCTTTGTGGAGAGCTTTACCTCCCGCCTGGCCTTCTCCGTGAGCGTGATGCCGGCGAGCTGTGCCGCATACTTCAGGACATCGTAATTGTCCGCGATGGACTTATATTCCCCGAGGAAAGTGAACACATCGCCGGCCGAGGGGCACTGGTGGCATTTATACCTTTTATTGTTATCGAAGATCGAAAAGCACTCATGCCCCTGACAGAAAGGGCACTGCTCCAGGTGTTTTCCGCGCATGGAAAAACCTGTCTCTTGCGTGATCACGCTCAACAGGTCCAGCTTGTCTTTTATCCGTTCGAAATCAGAGGTCAATGGCCCGGGTGAATATCCTTTCTGTAAGGGATTGTCTTTCTGTCCGCCGGCACGTAAAGCGGATGAATCGGCTGTCCTGCCTTCGTGATCCCGAGGCAGGACAGATTATCGAGGATTCTCATAACTTCCCTGTCGCGATCTAAGTAAGAGCCGTGGTTTCCCCAAGCAGCTACAACAATGCCCGCTTCTCTCGCACAGCGCACGAGCCATTCGTCGTTTTCGGGACCGACCGGATCAGCCTGTGCTACCATCTCCCGGGGATCTGTAGCTCTATAGGCAAAGATATTCGTCATACAGAGGGCGCCATATCCCCAGGACTTCGCAAAATTGATGCACCGCCGGACCGTAGGATCATTCTGCACTTCATCGGCCGTCGAGGGGTTCAGCCCTACGAACATGGCATAGGACGAATTGAACATATCGAACTCGCGCCAGAGTGTGTAGCGATATTGCCGGCAGGGAGAGAATATGGTCTGCCTCTGCATCAGCCAGCTCCACCAGGCTTCCGCATCCCGTCGCTTGCTTCGGGCGTTATTGGTGGTTTTACCTTATGAGTCGGCCAGCCGTTTGGGTAGTGGCGGCGGATTACTCGTACAGCCAAAAGATCCTGTATCCTGTGAATCGCATCGACAAAACCTCTCATTTCATCCGGATGCTGACGTTCCAGCTTAAGCCATGAGGCATAGGCAATCATGAGCCCATCCATACACCTCTGTTCGAGTTCAGTGAGACCGGTCGTCGGATTTATCGCCGTTTGAATCACTTTGAAATCCATTAATTCCTCCCTCTCGATATCCTCCTGCTTTACCCGAGGCGGCCCAAGAGGTGCCGGCGGTCTGACTGCCCCTTCAGGAGGCGGTGGATTCGATTCTTTTTTCATCTCAATGCCCTCGCAAGATGTCCGGCATAAACAGCGACCACTTTCCAGTAAAAGGCCATGGGGGCTTTATGTCGTCTCCACTGGAGTTCTGCCCTTTGTATCGCATCGGCCCGGAGATCCAGGAGAGCTGATCTGAGCGCCTCGCGAGATTCAGGCGGCAAACCTTTGAATCGTCCGGACCAAGCCGCTTTCAGGCGATGATCAGCGTCATGAATAACTTTCATCTCAATCCCCCGTCCACCTGGGGTCGGGCTGCCAGTCGCCGTGATAAAGCTCCCAGCGGCCCATCCAGGTCTTTTTTAATCGGAGTATTTCACCCCGGTATGTAAACAGCGCCGACTCCTCGCGGCCGAGATCCCCTTTGTCGAATCTACATTCGAGCTTCAGTCTGAAATGCTCGATGATATCCTGGGCACAAATCGCCGTGATCGTAAGCGAAAGCCCCGGCGTCCATTTCCTGGCAAGATCGAGGGTGTTAACGGTCGTTTCTCTCATCTCACTCCTCCTGGGAATCACTTCTGCCCTCTTTTCTCCCGCCCCGCGCGGCCTATCCAGCCGCTATGAGAAAAGAGCATACGGCGGCGAAAGGGTTTTCTCCGGTTTGTAGGGGCATGGCATACCATGCCCCTACAGGGAACGGACAAAGCCCTGGGTACCTGCCACATCGACCGCATGTAGGCGATTTTGTCTATGCGTTCCGGAACACTCTCGCTAATCGATTCGCGGAGTTCATCCAGAAAGCGGGTCTGAGAGATATATAAGTCAGTCGTCTGGATGCACTCAAAAGTCGATGGAACAACAAAGTTAAAAGGCATGGCGGCAATGACAATTATAGGATTCACGCTATCAGTCCCGCATGTGCATCTCCGCCCGCAATGGGAACAATAAGGTGATGTAGGTGTGTGGGTGGTAATGGTCGCCTCTCTCATCCGCAAACCTCCCAGAGCATTGGACTGGTATCGTCCGGAATGTTGTGGATATCATCTTCGGTGGTCCAGTAATCAAAAATAATTTCTTCTTCGCCTCTCGAAATCAACGGCCATTGTGTCTTATCTTCCAACCTCTTCAAAGCTGAATAAAGTTGCTTTCTGATCTTTACCAGGAAAGGCCCGGCGCCTTCCTCGCCATTCCTTCTGATGCGCGAGCGATAAGCGGTATTGTTCGCCATATTTACCAGCGTCTCTTTGTATTCGCGAAGCAGGCGGTAACGGGGATCTCCGGTGTGATAGCCGATCATGTTGAGCTGTGTGGACCTCTGAAGAGGACAGGCCCAGCAGCCGTAGCGGGCGTTGCCGATGCACACGCCCTGCTTTTCGCCGTAGACGCATTCGTCCGAGCTGTACCGGTAGACCTTCACAAGTTCCTCATGAGATCCCCATAGACAGGGCTCAGTCAAAAGATATGTCCAGACGTCCTGATTCTGCCAGTCGAGGATCGGCGCGTAGTGATTGGGTTTATAGTCCTTCTTCTTATAGATCTTCGCCCTCAGTTCACTCTCGGCGCGGCGAACGCCGATAAACACGGTATAATCCTTGCCTTCTGTGATCGTCTTTGTAAAACGCTCGATAGGATCGACCTTAAGAACTCCGGTGCACCAGCGGAAACCCATATGAGCGGCCGGATATCCCTTGCCGAGCACACACACCCAGAAAGTTAAAGACAAGTCCGGGCGGACGGTGATGATCTCCGCATCAATGCAGGCCGCATCGACATAGTCCTTGATCTGCCGCCTGATTCGGTCCACGTATTCCTGGTAGAAGGGTATCTCCATCAGAGTATCGGACGTGACAATATAAAGAGGTGGCGCGCCGCCTTCGGCTGCCATGAACTCACGCAGGGCATTGAGGACGAGATGAAGAACAATCGTGCTGTCCTTACCTCCGGAGAAAGAAACTATGTTCACGTCCCGCAGCCGGTCTTTTATTTCCGCGATCTCCTTCATGCTACATGTATCCTTCCTGAAGCTCCTCGAGGATCCGCCTGCGTGATACATCTATCGCGTCGACGTCGGGATATCCCCGAGTCTTTCCGGATATCGCGGATATATCTATCCGGACATTCGCCGTAACCAGCGCAGCTGCCACGCCCGGACACACCGAATTCCCGCACTTGGCGACCTGCTCGGTCTTGGTGATCGGCTTGCCTTCTATGTCCCGATCTATAATGTAGGAGTCCGGAAACCCCTGAGCACGGAAAAGCTCCCTGGGGACCAGCATGCGCATACCGATATCCACGATCTGGTACTCTTCTCCCCGGACAGTCACAAGGCCAAAGCGGTCCCGCGTTGTAACCGTATGCAGCGGCTCCCGCAGGTTCGGATCTCAGGAAGAGACGCTTTCTGATCGTCGGGGCGCCGAAGTCGCAGGCCCTGAGCTCCCTCCACTCGACCTCGTAGCCGTGTCGCTTCAATGCATTAACAAAAGCGTTGAACGTCCGGCCCTTGCGCTTCGGGCACGGATAATGATCGCCGTTTTCGTCCTTTACAAGCGGTCCCCAGGTGATGAACTCCTCGACGTTTTCGAGCCAGATGATCCTCGGCCGGACCTTTGCAGCCCACCTGAGGACGACCCAGGCGAGACCCCGGATCTTCTTCTCGACCGGTTTGCCGCCCTTGGCTTTGCTGAAGTGCTTGCAGTCCGGGGAAAACCAGACGCCACCGACCGGCCTGCCGCCGCATGCCTCTGCGGGATCCACGTCCCAGACGTTTTCACAATAGTGCTTTGTTCCGGGATGATTGACGGCATGCATCGCAACAGCCACCGCGTCGTGGTTAATAGCGATATCGACCGGCCTGGACAGCGCCATTTCGATCCCCAGGCTCGCGCCTCCCCCTCCGGCGAAATTGTCGATTATCAGTTCGTCAACAGAGAACGCTGTCCTCATGCTGCGTCCTCTTCAGAGGCGGCTGCCGGCCGGTGTGCTATAAGGTCGACGAACCAGAATTTTTCGACCTTCCTGATGTCGATGATGCCGACGTTCTCTATGATAAATTTGCGGAGGTCCTTCTCTCTTATGAACCAGATATCGCCGCCCTGCGAGGCCGTCCGAGCAGTGCCTCTCTTTGTCGCATCCAATAAACCCTGCTCAATCCATCGCGTTATGGCGTGGCTGTCAACGCCCAAGCCCAGAGCGACCTGACATGCTGAATATGCACCCAGGTTCGCGATCATTCTTTCTCTTTTGCGTTTAAGGATAATCCCGGTTACAGACCGCTTAAACCCGCGCTTCTTGAAGTGCCGTTGGATAACCTCCGGGTGCCTGTGCGCAAATTTTTTCAAAAGCCTCAACTCTTCTCCGCTCCAGACAGGCTCCTTTAGCTTTGGCTCATAGGCACCGATCTCCCTGGCCCGACGAGTGATCTTCCACCTCGGCATTCTAAAAGCCTCTGCAAGTTTCCTTACGTGCCTGTCCTTCCGGGCGGGCTGTTCTTCGCGATAGACTTTGAAAATCAGGGCGTCCATGTGAGGGGTGAACGTGTAAATGGCTTTCTTCCCACTCCTATGGGGCGCCATCTTCCGGCAGGGGATCGAACACGTCCGGGCCGATTCTATCCTACACAGCGGGACGTAGAATCTTGTGCCGCAGACTTCGCAGTCTCTATATAGGCCCTTCTTTTGGCTGGGCTGCCCTCTCTGGCTTTTTCTCACCTTTATCAAAACCCCTTTCTTTCTTTTTTTTGCCTTCATCAGATAGCCCGAAACTTGTCGGAGCATCTGACGAGGGGGCGGGAACATGCCCCGCCGGGATATCCCTCGTTATGCCGGTGACTCGGCCACTTCGGCCGGCTTCGGTGCGAAGTCATCAACGTGCAGACAATCACTCAATGTGACGCCCCAGGTCTGCGCATCGAAGGGAACAACATTCCCGTTGCACGTCGTAGAGCCTGAACTGGCATCTACCAGCACGCCCGCGACGGGCTTGCCCATAGAATCAACGCCGACTATCCGATCTCCAACTTTTGCTTCACGTCCGTTCTTGTAATGCATTCTTTCTCTCACCTCCTTCCCTTTTAATCCCCGGCTGCCAGATCACCGGGGGCGCTATATATCGCTGCATGGCTGTCAAGCAACACTCAAACCATGCAGGGGCTTACTTTCTCGCCTGGGCGCTCTGCCTTTCCGCTGGCCCGGCTTGGAGGCGTCACCCAGGTCAACCGCCTCCGGCACACCCTTTCCTGCTACTCGTAAGCCCTTCTCGTGGGGTATCTCTTTAATCACCTGCCACTCCGTCTTCGGCCTTCAGTGACCGAAGTTCAGCATGTGCATTGTCAATGAGCTTTATCAGTGCCTCAATGCGATTTTTCATAACCGCATGCTCCTGAATGATCCCAGTGGGATCAGACAATGTTTCAAGATCGTGGATATATTTTCTTATCCCGTCGGGCAGTGAATTGATTGCTTCCGGGATAGGCACAAAATCGCGGAGAACATTCATCTTCGGGCAATCCCCTAGCGCGCAGCCGGGGCAATAGCCTTTATCGCATTTCATGCCGTCGCCTCCAGGGGAAGCGTTTCCTGCTTTCCCCAGAAATGGATCTCTTCTCCGAGGACCACCTGGTATGAATGTCCCGTGTCTTCGACCGGCTGACCCGCCTGAGCCCTGCACCTGCGGCCGTTCAGAAGGATAATCGCCCTGGGTTTCGTCCTGAACCTGGTATCCCAGTGCGGCTTATGCCGGAAATAAAGGACCCTCTGGCCGCCGGCCACTAAATCGAAGGTCCTCTTCTGAACAACCGTCGAAATCATAGGAGACTTAATTGCCTTTCTTTGATCTTTTTCAACTCTTGTTCGTGCTCCTCTTTCGAGATCTTCCCTCCCAGCCGCATGTATAACAACTCCCTTATCCTCTTTATGTCGTATTCGTCCTCGGCCTTATGGCAGTAGAACAGTTTCACGGAGTTATCCGTCTTGGTCCCTGCCCGCCGTCTGCTCGGAGGGGCAATCTTTCAGTTTCTTTATCGGCCGCGGGCAGAGACGATCAAACATGCAGTATTGTCCCTGAACATAATGATCAGGAATGGTCCTGCCGACCAGAGGCTTGAAATCTTCTATGCTCATATTCCCAACGCCTCCTGTTTCGCCTCTGTAGGGGCATGGCATGCCATGCCCCTACTTTCGATATATTTCGGTATCGCCCAAACCATGGCGTCCGTCTCTACCTTCACCGACACCTTGAACTCCTCCATATCGGCCGGCGTCATGCTCCCCCACAGTTTGGTCGACCTTTCCATGGCGCTCTCGTATTTCTGAAAAAGGCCGGGATGATTCTGCTCGAACCATTCCAGCCAGCCGACGCAGTCGCCCTCGATGCAGAGCTGCCCGGTTGTCGCCGCGACCTGTTCGAGAGCCTTGCAGTAATATTCCGTGTGCCAAGGAGCTTTTCTGATAGTCCTATGCCCTATGCTCTTTGCGCTCTGCATTTAAAACGCCTCCTTTTCCCGGAGGACTTTCAGGTCCATCACATACGGCCGGACCTTCCCCTCAGGGACATCGCCGAAATAGTCCTCGGCTTCCCTGTAGCGAAGAACGCCCTTCACCCTGATGATCGATTCGGGATAAATCCCGTCTACCTCCAGGGCGTTCAGGGTGTAAACCTGAAAATCCTCGTCAACGTTCTTCCCCTTATACTGGCCCGATCCCTCACGACTGAGAAATAGATAAATGAGACCTCCTTCGTCGGTCTTCTCGGTCTTCACGACATCACCGACTAGAACAAAAGCCGCGCGCAGCTCTTTCGCGGCCGCGATCTGCCAGGTAAAGAAGGTATAGTTCGAATATCTTTCGGCGCCCTTGTCGTACTGTGAGAAAAAGCCCTGGAGCTTCCATAAAGCACCCGGATTGGCCTTCACATCAGCCTTGAAGCGGTCGCCCTTATCCTGCCCCCAAAGACGTCCATACGTCTTGATGTTGCCGAACATGTCGTTCGGACATTCGAGGGTAATTGCCAGATAGGGCGTACCCTCCGTGGAGTTGTCATCCTTGATGTCGGCCACCCTGCCCCACACATGCCCGGCGTTGTAGTGCTTCAGTTCTTTTTCGCTCACAGGATCTGCGCCTCCATTTCATCGAGATCCGGCATCTCGATCCCGGCGACCGCTACAATTGTCGATATGGCAACTCTAAGCTTTGCCGCTTCTTCCCTGTACGTGAGATACGCAGCTACAAGCTTTTCCATGATAAAAGCATCGTTCTCCCCGAGCTCGGTTATCTTTGACTTCACAGTCGCGCCCCCTTCTGCTGAAACCGATGGTTTTCGACGGGACACACGGGGCTTGTCCGCCGTTCGTGTGGCGGATTTTTTCTTTGTCTCTCCTTCACTCAGGGCATTTCTTAAAAGGCATCTCTTCCTCCTTCGGGCGAACACAAGATTCGCCCCTACAATCTGTATTAAAATTATCGAACTCCTCTTTCGTCATATGCCGGGGATATCCTTCGATGTGGATAGCTATCGCGCAGCCGGCGCAGATGCCGTCCGTGTTGTTCGTCTCCCTGCCACAGTTGTAAATGCACCGGACCGACATTTAATACCTCCGTAGTCCTTTTACCGACATCCGATTTCCCAAAATCCTACAAACCTCACCGGGCAAAAAAAATATTTCATCTCTGTACCTTCGCCATCATCAATCTATATAACGGCATGCCGTCCGCCCGACCTCCCAGGCAAAAGCGGACTTTTGTGTCAGGCATGGGCGCAAACGGAGGGAAAAGCCTTATTTCTACCTCAGCGGGCGGGCTGTCCTCTGGAATCTTATAGTCATCTATTCGACTGCCGAGATGTAATAACACCTTCATGCCGGCACTCCGAAGAGGATTTCTCCGCGAATGATCCGGATGAAAGACCTGAGAGCGAAATGCCCGATGCCGGGGCATGCGGGATCCAGCTTGTCGCAGGTATCGGTAATCACCCTGACCTGATCAGGTGTAAACCCGCGCGCGAGAAACTCCTGGATATCCGAATAGGCATAGCCAGTCTCCAATGAGAGATCTCGCGCCTGAACGCAGATATCGCCGCTCACTCCGTCGCCCTCTTAATTGTCTTGCCTTTATAGTTCATTAATTCCTGCCCGGCGGTGCCAGCCATAAGAAATTGGCCGAATTGCTTACACCGCTGGAGGCTTCCGTTGGGCTTGACCATATAAACCGACCATTTCTCCCCGAGACCGGTAGAAATTACAATAGGATTTCCGGTAGGAACATGAACGTATTCGGTCCTTATGATGCGGTCGCTCATAACGCCTCCACAGCTTCCTGCATCTCCTCGTAGCCGGCTTCGAGGTACACGCCTGTCGAGGCCAGGGAGGCGTGACCGGCGAGCTTCTGGATCGTCGGGAGAGCACTTCCGCGCTGGATGAGGCGCTTCAGGCAGGTGTGACGCATTGAGTGGACTGTATAGCCGCCTTCGATGTCAGCACGATCGCGCCATGTCTCGAACATCTCCTGTAGCGCCCGGCGGGATAATCTCTCGCCTTTCTTCGAGACGAACAAAGGGGCTTCGTCCTGGATGCCCTCTCGCCATTTGAGTTTGAGTTTTATGAAAGAGCGGAGCTCCACTTGTAGCTTCTTGCTGAGAGGGATATACCGGCCCTTGGGTTTCTTCGTGCCGTCCGCCTGTTTCACCGTAGCCTTCGTCGTCTCCGGCCGGACAAAGAGCTTCTCCTTGCCCCTTACGTCCCCGACGTTAAGGCCGAGGATCTCCGATAGCCTTAAGCCTGTGTTGAACCCGAGAAAGAGAATCATGTGATCCCGTTCCGCCTTCTTGCCTTTGATTTCCCTAACCGTCCTGATGAGCTTCTTCTCCTCTGCTTCCGTCAGATATTTCATGACTACCTCCTGTCACGTCCTCAGGTTATTCCCGGGGCAGGGCTGAGGTTGCCTCTTCGGGTTGCAATCCCTAGCCCCAGATGTCGGGCGTGATGCCCTCGGAAAACGGGGACACTTCACGAAAGGAAGGAAGCGTCCCTGTTTTCCGTGTCATTTGCTCACTTTTGTCTACGTCAGAGCTCGACGGTAAGTCCTCCACTCCGGTGATCTCGAATCGGGTTGAAGGACAGTAACGGATCAACATGATACACACCCAGGTGCGCGCCACCATCGTGCTGCCTGCCGAGACAGGTACGCTTCCATGCCTGATTTTCCCTTCCGGGTCCTCGACTGCGTAAAGCACGTTGTAATGGCCCACCTTATTCCTCCACTTTTGCGACGACGGTCTTCTTGTCCGCCCAGGGGATGAAATGCAGGCCGTCGATCCAGAAGTCATAACCTTTGTTGACCTCGTGCTGGATCGCCGCCACCATAGCGTGCTTGCCGTGCTCATAAGCACGAATCTTGATGTCACTCTCGACCGCCATCCGCCAGAAATACCCGGCGAAAAGAAAAATGACTGCCACAAGGAACATACAGCCCAAAAAACCACTTCTGTTCATGATCCCTCCTCTGTTGTTCTCGGCACCTTCCCGCCGGTCTTTTCCAGATAGCTCTCCAGCGGTTTCCTGTCGTTATAAATGTGCCAGCGTCTTATTGCCCGCTTGAATTCTGCTATGCTCTCCGGACTGTATAGATCCATCCCTACTTTAGTAGGGGGAGGAGTGCCTTTCAGCGCCGCCAGTTCGGCCTCCAATCTCTCCATCCGCTTCTTCAGTTCCTCAATGTCAGTGCGGGAAAAAGAAGGGGCCGGCGAGGGTGCACCGGCCCGAGCAGTTCTCCTGGTCAGGGAGATCGTCGTCCTGTGTTCATCCCCCTTGATAAGGGGGGACGAAGGGGGGTTGGAGGCAGGGGCCGAGGAGGGGGTTCCTGCCCCTGCCTGGGACCGCCGTGGGGATCGGGATTCAGCGGCCTTACTTCTCATTGCTCATCTTCTCCATCCGCGCAATTTCGCGGGTCAGTTGCTTCAATTGCTCCTGGATAGATTTAACGCCTTCCTTCACAGTGCGCTCGAAATGCCCGCGCTCTTTCTTGGGCGGCCTTTCAAAGCCGAATTCATCACAAAGGAAATTGATAATATGTTCCGGAGCGTCTGTGATTTTCATCGTCTGAAGAAGCTCTTCCGGGGAGAGGTTGTGATCGTGATGCTCTGGATTCATTGCCCTCGAAAGCACAGACCGGGCAGTGTCAGGATTCCGGGAAGGCCACAACTCCATGGCTATTTGCTTGATGGTCAGCCCTTTGGGATTGATGTTTATCATCTTGTTCAGGGCATCCATGATATCCTCATAAAACAAAGGCTGCTGGCCGTTCCCGTTGTTCATAAAGCCCCTCCCGTAACGGCGCTTAAACAAACGTTACTTGTCGTTACCTTGAGCAAAAAGACAAAATTTTTTATGTTTTTGAGCCTTAAATATGCAAAGGGCAGGAGGGCGGGGAATCGGCGCGCCCTCCTGCCGGGGAGATCATCTCCGATGGACAGGATGGAGATGAACGAACAAACGAATTTAAAGGCGCCGGAGGGCTTGCCTCCCAGAAAGCCCCTCCCGGCGCTTGAAAATAAAGCGGCCCTGAGGCCGACCCGCACGCATGACCTCTGGCAAGGTGGGACGCGCAGAATCGGCCCGCGAGCCGCTTCCCTTTCGGGCTGGTTGGTTTGTAATTTTTTGTTATCGCCAGAGATCATGATAGAAAATATAACTCTGACAGTTATATCTGTCAAGACAATAATGACATCAGATGTTATTTAAAGATTTAATGTGCCTATAAGAGTTATTTTTATCGGACTATTTATGCCTTTTTTTGAGGATATACAAGAATGTTAGATTTCCCTAGAATTTATGACATGACGCGTTATGATGAGAAATGCACAGGGCTATGGAAAAGAAAAGCCTGGAACCTCAGAAGGTTAAGGCTGCGCATGGGTCTTAAGCAGCGGGAAATAGCGGAGGTTCTCCACGTAAAAGAAAACGTCGTCAGCGACATGGAGCGGTGTAAACGCCCGATCACAGACAGGGTCATCGAGGTTTTAAGCCGGACGTACGATCTGGACTTCGAAGAATTCCTGATGCATGAAGAAAGCTACGTTCTCTCGAATTATAAAGAGAGAGCAGTCGTCGACAAGATGCGAAAGGCCGAGCAATTGAAGGAGCAAATTTACCATATATCGGAAGTGCTCGCAAAAGATTATCAGGCGAGGGAGCGTGAAGAGGATCGGGGAGATAAAAAAGATAGTGAGGCTGGCCGATTTCAGGAAAGCCGGGAGAAAGAACAAGACAAGAATCAACGGTCAGCTTAAGCTGCCGTTCGATAAACCACAGTGCGGGGATTGCATATACAAAAGAGAACTGGCGCGACTGCGGGCGCTGCTGCTCCGGACCGCAGGACAAATAAAAATTTAAAAAGGGGGATTTTCATGAAAGAATTCAAAAACAAACTTAGGAAGTTCCTTCCGAAACTACGGGACGCAAAAGAAAGGAGTCTAAACGAAGCCGACACCCGGATGCGGATCCGGCTGCTGCTATCCGAAGTTCTCGGGTACGACCTTTTGGAGGAAATCACGCAGGAGCACATGGTTCAGGGCCACTATGTAGACCTGACAGTCAAAAACAAAGGCAAAATAATTTTCTTCATCGAAGCAAAGTCGGCAGATACCACCCTGCGGGACACTCATGCTTACCAGGCCACGAACTATGCCGCAACCGGTGGCGTGAATTTGTGCGTACTTACAAACGGCACGGATTACCGCCTCTATTATCTCACGTGGGACAAAGCGAAAATTGAAACCAATATGGTTCTGGCCTTCAATCTTCTCGATGAAGACATTAATACCGTTGCCGGCAAAATCTATCTTCTCTCCAAAGAAAGCTTCAGGAAAGGACACATCGACAAATACATTGCCGAGGCCACTTCCCTTGGGGACAAGAACCTTGCCCAGGCAGTGCTGTCGGATAGAGTTCTGAACGCGATCCGGCTGGAACTGAAAAATATCACCGGCCATAATGTAAAAAACGAAGCGATAGAAAAAAGCATCGGCAAACTATTCAGCACCGAGCTTTATGACATGGCCAAAAGCTGCATCAAAAAAGAACAGGCCAAGAAAGAGAAAAAACGTAGTGCGATAACTCCAGCGACGAACGAAACGCCGGGGCAACAACATCAGGCGGAAGAAAGTTCAGCGGAATTAGTTGGCCGAGGGGTGCTGGAAAGCGGCGGGACGGAAAGCTAAACGCCTTTAAAGGGAGGATCGGAAGATGCAAAATGGACTAGCGCTTACAATCGCAGTAATTTTTGTGATCGTCGTCGCTTTCTTGCTGTTAAGGGAAGTCATGGCCTGGTACTGGAAAATAAACATGATCGTCGCACGTCTTGACAGCATCCTGGCCGAACTGAAAAAGGCAAATCACACTCAGGAGGGATCATGAAAAAAATATTGCTGCTTACAGTGCTGTTCATATTCGTAACGGTTGTTCATGCGCGAGGAGAAGTCTTTATCGATCTTTCTGAAGCAAACATTGAAGTCACGGGCGACAATACATTCCGTGTTAAGCATGCCACCGTACCAGGCTGGTCCGGCTCTTATTGGGCTGACTTTGAATGGGATCCCTCGGCGTATACATTCAAGCCTGTCCAATATGCTGAAGACCCCGCGCCGGCGATGGCAGATAAAGCCTCGTTTAAACGCGCTTATGATGACTTAGTCATGGCTCTCGATGCCAACCAAGTTTTAGGACTTACTAAACTGGAGCGGATCGGGTACCTGAACAAAAGAATCGGGGATTTAGCTACGCAATATTCTACCGCGCCCGTCGGTGACCGGCCTGAAATTATTCGAAAGATGCTTTTCTACATCGATAAAGGTTGGGTTATTATGCTCGAAGGCGACGCCGGCTTCGATGAAAAGTATTTCAGTGACATCCTGGAAGACCTGAAAGAACATATGCAATAA